GCGAGGCGGTCGGCCCCTGCGTCTGCCACGCGAGGTCCTGCCCGCCCGCGTTGATGAACGTGATGATCCCGCCCGCCGTCGTCTGCCACGTCAGCTCGGCCGTGGTCGTGAGCGTGACCGCCTCGCTCTTGTAGAGCGAGTCGATCGTCAGCGTCGGGCTGATCGGCCGCGAGGACTCGACCTCGACGGCGGCGCGCGTCACGAACTTGCCGCTCATCGAGGAGCCGAAGCTGTGGAGCTTGGACACCATCTTCGCCGTCACGTCCACCGTATCCGCCGCGCCGAACAGGCGAAAGATCGTGGTGCCGTCCGTGGCCCACGCCTGCGCCACGCCCCCGACGATCAGCGTCGTGACCCAGGTCACCGCGCCCTGATAGGCCAGGCACCAGCGGCCCTTGTTGAACACGAGGAGCAGCGAGATCGGCCCGGCCCCGTTCGCCAGCGCCTGGCCCGTGTACTGGACCCGGTAGATCAGGCAGAGGAGGTTCTTGACGATCGCCACGCACGCGGACACGGTGTCGTCAATGGTCAGGGACGGGAACAGGCCGTCGAGCTTCTCCGAGAGCTGCTGCGGCGTCACCCCGGAGAGCGCGTAGGCCCCGTAGGGCGCGAGGAACGTGAGCGCGCGGAAGTACCCGCGGAGCGACTGCGGCGAGGTCGTGCCGATCGTCGGGACGATGTTCGTCAGGGCGAACACCGTGACCACGTTCGGCGCAGTCCCGGAGGAGGAGACATTCGACAGCGCCTCCACGGAGGCGTTGCCGACGAGCCAGATCTGCTCGAGGGCCGAGACCGCCGCGACGACGTTCCCGTCGAACGCCTCGTCCGTCAGGATCGTCGAGCCCGCGCCGTTCCCGGCCGTGAAGTCGTTGTACGTGTTCGGCGCCGTGTAGGTGATCGTGCGCTCGCTGATGAGCCAGGCGCGCCCCTGCCCCACCACGAGCGCGGCGCCGGTTTGCGTCGTCGAGATCACGGTGAACGTCGTGCCGTCCCAGGAAACGTAGCCGAGCGAGGAGAGGATCAGGATCGTGGTGCCGCGCCAGATCGTGCAGACGGCGTCGCTCGGATCGACGCTGTTCGCCGTCGCGACGTTCGTCGTCGCCCCGCCTGGCGTGACCTGCGTCACCGAGCCGTCCCGGTTGATCGCGATATGCACCGGCGCGCCGTTCAGCGTGAAGCCCCAGAGCGAGGCGATCCCGACGCTGATGGTCGCGACGGCGTCACCCGGCCCGTTCAGGACCTGGAGCGCGCCCGCCCCGATCGGGATCATGTTCTCGAGCCAGTACGCCTCATCATCGGCGATGGCCGTGCGCGCATCGACCTGGTTCATCCCCCGCCGGAACGCCTCGAACTCCTGCCAGCGCGGCCCCGCGGACGGGCGCCGTGCGCCACCGCCGCGCTGCTGCAACATCCTTGGCGTCATGCTCATGGCGTGCTACGCTCGGGCTGGCTCGTGACCGCCATGGTGCCGGACGAGACGTCCGGACAGGGCGCGTCTCCTGGCCCGGGATGAAACAGCGGACACGGGCCCCCGCGGCTCACACCCGCACCACGCCACTGTAGAGACTCGGCACCGTCCCGACTCGCGCCGTCAGGGCCACCTGGAGCTGCTGCTGGTACTGCGCGAGGAACCCCTCGGCCTCGTCGAACGCGCGCTCGTAGAGCTTGGCCTCGTACGCCGCATAGTAGGCGACGGGCTTGACGTACGGGAACGGGAGCGGGTCCACGTCCGTCGGCGCCACGAGCGGATCGGAGTACACGCAGCAGTCCCACTCCGAGACGTAGGCGCTGACCGGAATCGGCGCGAGGTAGACCTGGCTCGGCCCGTAGCGGGCGAAGGCGCGCGGCAGCGACTGATACGTGGTCCAGGCCCGCGCGGCCACGCTCAGCTCGCTGTAGCTGTACTGATTCAGTTGGATGCGCGTGGAGCCGTTGATGACCGCGATACCGATTACGTCGAACACGGCGTCGTTGCTCAGATCGGAGAAGTTGTAGAGCGCCGTCCCCGCGGTGAGTGTCTTGCTGATGAGCACGCGGTTCTGCCCGCTGTCCAGATCGCGGCGTTGGATTCCGGCGTTGATGTACGCCGTCTTGTCCGCGGCGGACCAGAAGTTATCGTTCTCGTCGTGGAGGAGCCTCCGCAGCTCGGCCAGATAGTCGGCCAGCGTCGCGGTGCCGCCCCCCGAGACGGACGGATAGCGCGCGAGCCAGTCGAACGTGCCGCCGCCGGCCGGGCAGGGCGCCGCAAACGTCAGCGTGAAGCCGCTCGCGGTCTTGGCGCCGACGCTCCACGCGGTGACCCAGGAGGGCGCGCCGGAGATCTCGTAGGGCGTGGAGAGGTTGAGGCTCGAGACCGCGTGCGACGTCGCGGCCGCGGGGATCGTGGCGACGGCCCCGGCTACGGGCATCTCACCACCGCGCGGTCCAGTCGAAGACCGCGCCGCCCGCCGGGGCCGGGGCGGCGAAGGTCAGCGTGAAGCCCGCGGCGCTCTTGCTACCGATCCCCCAGGCCGTGGGCCAGGAGGGCGCGCCGCCGACCTCGTAGGTCGCGGCCAGCGTCGCGCTCACTGCGTGGCTCACCGCGCCGGCCGTGATGCTGGCGACGGCTCCGGTCGTGGGCATCAGACCTCCCCACGGCGTTACGGCGCGGCCGTGACCGTCATCCCGCCCGTCAGGCTCGAGGTCACGCAGACAGTGCGGGGCTTGACGTTGACGTGCTCGAGGATCGCGACCAGACAGCCGATGTAGCCGATCGACAGCGCCGGCAGCGTCGAGGCGAAGCCCGTGAACGCGAACGGCGCCATCTGGTGAATGTACATGTGGTCGTAGCGCGTGTTGTAGTGGTACGCGGTGCCGTTCGCGAGCCTGGTGCTCATGAAATGCGGCACGCCCGCGACGCTGAGCGCCGTGAACCCGCCGCGGCCCTCGGACTTGTCGAAGCCGGTCCCGGGCTGGACCTGATAGGTCTCGTCCGCGATGAAGTCGGCGGCGAGCGCGTACCAGTCGCCGACCGAGAGGAATCCGACGTTCGGCATCTCGCCGAGGCCGAACTGCATGCCGTCGATGATCGACGCGAGCATCATCTGCCGCGTGATCGCCCCGCCGGTGCGGAGGCACGCCTGCATGTAGGTCTCGACCGTGCGGTCCAGGCCGAGGTAGGTGTTCGTCGCGCTGCCGATCGCGGGCCAGCCGGTGATGTTGATGTTTATGTCGGACGTGTTCGTCCACGCCTGGCTCGACAGGTAGTCCGCCACCTGGTTCCCTGCGTCGTTCATCCGCGCCTCGACCAGCGGGATCAGGGCGGCGTTGTCCTGGATGATGCCCTCCATGCCCTGGAACCCGATCGGCACGATGACGCCCTTGAGAACGCCGCTGGCCTGCTTGATCCCGGTCTGCCCCGACGGCGCGGAGAAGGAGCCCGTGAAGTCCATGGCCGCGGCCGTCGTCAGCGGCGCGCCCTGGACCGGCACGACGATCGACGTCATGCCGCCGGTGACCATCTTGGCCTGCGAGAGCGCGGCCGACAGCCACCCGTCGAACTGGTAGATCTGGACGATGCACGCCGGCACGGCCGCGTAGCGGGTGACGGCCTGCAGCTCGTCCTGCTGCGCCTGTGATGCCCCGGAGAAAATTCCGCCGAGCAGAGCCATTGTGGTTACCCTCCGTGGGCCTCAGCCGTCTGTGCGGACGCGAGGCCGAACAGCACCAGTCCGAGCAAGGCCGTCGAGACGACGTGGAACGTGAAGAAGCCAAGCGTGGAGACCGCCAGCGCGCCAAGCGCCGGCCCCCACGCGGGAGACTGCCACGCGCGCCAGTGGTCGCGGAGCCAGGCGCCGAGGACGGCCATCCCGAGGACGCCGGTCTCGTAGGCGACCTGGATCGGCTCGGAATGCGCCTGCGCCCACAGCTCCCCGTTCGGCAGCACGCCGGCCTGCTGCTGGAGCATCGGGATGCGGAGCGACCAGGAGGACAACCCGAAGCCGTGGAACAGCCCCTGCGTCCACCAGTCGGAGAGCGCGAAGGCCCAGATCGTGAGGCGCCCGGTCACCGTGCCCCAGCCCGGGATGGTCGGCGAGACCGCGTGCTTCCAGAGCCCGACCGCGATGACGGCGCCGCCGAGCGTCAGGAGCGCCGCCGCGAGGCCGACAGCGCGCACGCGCGGGCGGTCCTCCTGCATGAGCCAGCGAGCCAGGAGGCCGACGCCGAACGCGGCGATCGCGGTCAGCGAGCGCCCTTCCCAGATCGCCCAGACGCCGAACGGGAGCGCCCAGAGCGGCATCAGCGGCGCGGTGATCGCCACGTAGGCGCTCGCCGCGTCCACGGTCCCCAGGGTGCCGAGCGGCTGCACCTTGGCGACGAGCACGCCGCCTACCACCGGCCCCCAGAGGAGATCGTAGTGGAGCACCGCCTGCTGGAGCATGTACGCGACCTGGACCATGCCGGAGACTGCGAGGATCAGGCGCAGGCGCCCGTGCCAGACGCGCGGCGTCTGCCGGAGGGCCACCAGCGCGAGCACGCCGAACAGCACGACGGCGAAGTGCGAGCCGTCGAAGAGCGAGCCGCGGATCAGGAGATTGCCCGCGAGGAGCCAGAGGAGCACGCCGAGCCAGCGGTCACGGACCCAGAGCGCGGCGCCGACGGCGGCGAACGCGACGGCCCAGAACACCTGACTCTGCCAGAGGTCGATGCCGATGGGCGGCGCGTAGACGGGCAGCCCGAGCCCGGGGTACTCGTGGGCGAGCATCGGGAGCCAGGTGACGAGGGGCGCGAGCAGCGCCCCGGCCACCGGCACCCACCAGGCGCGGGAGAGCGTCATGCCTTACAGTCCGATCTTGACCTGGGTCGAGTGGACGCGGAGCACGCTGCTACCGCCCGTCACGGCCGCGCCGAGCCAGCGCCAGTAGATGTTCAACTCGGTCGGGGAAGCGAGCACCGAGGTCCCCAGCACGCGCGCCGTGTATTCGACCTGGCCGGCGTTGGCATTGGTCAGCCCACGGGTCGCGAACCTGGCCTGCATCCAGAGCGAGTTCGCCATGTTCGGCGTCGCCGAGGTCGTCGCCAGCGGCACGAGATAGACCGTCAGCTCAAAGGGCGCGTCGCTGAATCCTTCGTTCGCGCTCGTCAACGCGGCGCTGTTGATGAGCGAGAGCGTCGCGCCGGAGCCGTAGTTGATGCCGAGCGCGGCCTGCACGGTCGTCAGGGTGGTCAACTGCCCGATGATCTTGACGCTGATCGGCGCGGAGGTCGGCCAGATGCTCGTGGTGTTGGGCACCGGCTGCGTCGCCATGAGCGACGGCGGGATCAGCAGGCCGAGGAGCTTGTGCTGGGTCGTGCGGTCGTTGGCATACGACCGCGTGGCATTGTCCCAGTAGAGCAGCCCGCCCGGACCGACCGGGGCGCGGACCTGGGCGAGGGCCGGCGCCGCGGCGCCGAGCAGGAGGAGCGTGAACGTGACGAGTGCGATCATCCGACGCATGGGCGCGCCTCCTTGCTGCATGTCAGGCCACCGGCCACTTGTGACCCCGGCCGTTGCGGAAGTCGTTGACGATCTCTTCGATCCGGCCGCCCCGCCACTTCTGCGGGTCGTCGAGAATGCCCTTGTACTGCTCGGCGCTGGCCCCCATCCCGGGCACGTCGGCCGTCAGGGCGAACGGCCGCGGCGTCGCCACGGCCTGCATGCTGCGGTAGAGCATGGCCGCCGCCTTGTGCGAGGCGATCGGCCCGAGTGTCGAATCCTGCATGATCTTCTCGACCTCGGGGATCTCGTCCTCGGTGATGCGGAGCTCTGGGTCCTCCATGACGGCGCGGCGGGCGGCGGCCAGATCGGCCGCGTCCTTGTCCTTCTTGCGCGCGAGGCGCTCGGCCTCCAGCTCCTGCCGTAGCTCCGTCTTGTGCGCCTCGAAGCGCTGATCGAGGTCAACCTCGGGAATCGGCGCCTTCGGGAACTTCTGCTTGACGAGCGCCCGGAACTTCGGCCGCGTCTCCGGGTCGTTGTCGAGCGCCTCCATCAGGACGGCGCGGATATCGACCTGTTCGTTCGCCACGGCTTAGCCCTCCTGGCTGCGTGCCGAAGTCTTCTTCGCGCTCTTGACGCCGGTCGGCGCCTCGGGCACGAAGTCGCCGCCGGCCGGAAGCTTGCCGGGGCCGGTGAGGCCGCCCATGTCGGCGTACCTGGGCGAATTCACCATCCGGCCGTTGCGCTTCGAGTTGCTTTTCGGATCCCTTATGGGGTAGCGCTGCGGTCCGACGAGTCCATCACCCATGACTACCCTCCTGGCCCGCCGGCCATCATCGCCGGGGGCATGCGTTGCTGCGTCATCTGCCGGAAGTCGCTCATCCCGCCGGCCGGGGTCGGCCCCGCGGGCGCGGCGTTCTCGGCCATCATCGCGATCTCCTGCCGCGTGAGATCCTGCGCCGCCTCGCCAAACTGCTTGCTGAGCTTCGCCAGCGCCTCGAGCACGATTCGTCCGTCCTCGGTCTCGGCGCCGAGGAGCTGCACGGCCTGCGTCAGCGTCTTGAGCGCGATGTTGACCTGGATCTTCCCGCGAACGTGCAGGCCGGAGTTATCAGCGGGCGTCGTCGCGGGCGCAGTCGGGCCGGTCGCGCCGTTCATCGTCGGCCCCGCGGCATCCGCCGCGCGGTCTGCCGGGTGCCCCCGGCCCAGCGCGACGTGCGGGCCTTGGCGACGTTCTTCCGCACGCTGCGGGCGTGGTAACGGCCCAAACGTTGCATACGCCCTTACCTGTACCCTGACCTGTCAGGGTGTGTCAAGGAAAAGGTTGACAGGCCGATTTGAAGGTCAGGAGACGGGTGGTGGCCGCGCGGGCCGGATCATGGTTTCCGCCCAATGTGGAGCACCTTGCGCTTGACCAGCCGGCGGCGCACGATCCCGGCGCGGTCCAGGAGCCCGGAGCCGCGAAGATCCTCGAGACGCAGCGCCGCATCGTAGGCGGCCAGCTCGGTACGGAGCCCGCCGTACTGCTCGAAGAGGTAGGCCAGCCCGGCGTGCGTGAAGCGCCAGTAATCGACCGGGCGCGGGTGATAGTCCCAGGCGAACAGCGTCTGCGTGATCGCGAGGCCGCCGGGCTTCAGGAGCCGACCGATGGTCCGCGCGGCGGCGGGCGGGTCGGTGACGTGCTCGAGCAGGTCGGTGCTGAAGAGCACGTCGATGGTTCCGTCTGGCAGCAGATCCGGCTCGAGCGCGCAGATGTCCCCGCGGATCTGGTCATAGAGCCCGTGCGGCTCGAGGTCGAGGATCGTGTAATCGCGGAACCCTTCGGCGAGCGCCGCGTGCCGTCCATCGCGTCCGCCCACGTCCAGGAACGAGCCCTTCTGGGGATGCGCCGCAATCGCCCGGCGGATCTCCGCCCAGGCATCGCAGGCCGGGATCATGCTACTTCTTCAGGGCCTTCAGCTTGGCGACCTGCATCACCTTGTCCTGATGCTCGGCCTGCGCCTCGGCGATGCGCCGCGCCTTCGGGCGCAGGAGGTCGAGCCCCGGCAGGTTGAGGAACTCCAAGAAGTCCTCCCCGGTGATGTCCCCGGTCTGACGCGCGGCCAGGGCCTTGCTCATGATCTGCTGCGCGAAGATCGGCGAGGCCGAGTGCGCCCAGACCCGCGCGGCCAGGGCGGCCGGCATCTGCGACAGATAGAAGCGCTCGCCCTCCGTGGTGAACAGCGGGCGCTCCTTCCGGCGCCGCTCGAGCCGCAGCAGCGCCGTGGCGACGCGCTCGATGCAGCGCTCCACCAGCATCGCGCGGTTGAGCGTGGGGCCGGAGGACAGCAGCGCCTTCGCCATGAGGTCGTCCTCGGCACTCGCTGGCCCGAGCCCGCGGGCGCCGGCCCCGGTCGGGAGCGACTCCATGTTCTCCCACATCCGGTCGATCGCGTCGATCATGTAGAGCGGATCGGGGATCGGGGGCGGGATCACGGGTTTGACGTCCGCGCCGGGGTTGTTCGCGGCCAGCGTGCCGCCGGCCTTCCGGAACGCCTTGGCCTTCTCGTTGTCCACGAGGTTCCCGAAGCCGAGCAGGACGAGCGGCGGGTCGATCTGCTTCTCGTCCCGATCGTCCATCGACAACATTTTCTTCTCGCGCCAGTTCTGGAGCCCGATCAAATAGCGCATCGGGGCCAGGCCCCAGACGTACCCCGGCACCGGGTCGAGCGTCAGCGGGTAGAACGGATGTTCGCCCGGCAAGAGCGGATTGCCCGTGTCGCGGACGATCGTCTCGGTCGGCAAGAGGAACGTGACGACGCGGTAGTCCGCCAGCGCGTCGTCCCAGATCCAGAGCTCCGCGAGCCGCACGACGTCGGCCGCGACCTGGGGTTTCGCCATCGTCGCGTCCAGGCCCGCCACGTTCGCCTCGCCGGCCATCGTCGGCGAGGTCGAGAACACGATCAGCGATTCGACCGTGGGCGGTAGCGCGTCATCGCGCCCGTAGGGCCGGCGCGAACGGTGCTCCTGGGCGATGGCCCAGAGGCGCTCGCGCATCGAGGCGGGCTTGCCGGAGATCAGGCGCCAGAAGGCGGGGAGACTCATCGAGTACCAGTGGCAGAGCGCCTCCTGATGCACGAAGTCGTCGCTGATCTCCTCCCAGACGCCGAGGTCGCCAGGATCGGAGATCAGCGCCACGGTCGGCGCGCCGTTGCTCGTGAGCACCTTGAAGGTGACGCAGTCCGTGTAGTACGCGGCGCGCACACCCATGTTGAACACGGCGCCAGCGTCCGACGCGCTCCAGACCGCCTCCAGCGCATCCCGGACGGCGGGCATCCGCGCCAGGTAGGCGTCCATGTGGTAATGCGGCGGGAGATAGGGCGAAAAGCGCACGCTCTCCGGGGAGTAGAGCGCGCTCGCCACGCTCATCCCGTGCTGTTTCAGCTTGTTGTAGCGGACGCTGGCGGCGCTGAGCGAGCCCGTGAGGAAGGCCGTCTTGAGACTACTGGCGGTCGCGGCGCGGTCCTCACGGGAGACCTCGCACTCCCTCAAGGTGTTGATGTAGAGCGCCTTCCTGCTCTGGAAAGCTGTCTCGGCCCCACGACCGTCCGGGATGGTCGGAATCCGCACGGCATGAGTCTAGACCGGACAGGGCGGGGATGTAAAGGAAGTCGTCAGCCTAGCGCCTTCTCCGAAGCCAGTCGAGGTGTGTCACCGCTTCACCGCCTTCCCGCCTCGGATCGCCCACTTCGTATCGTGCAGCGACCCCGGCGCCGGCTTCGGCCCGGTCATCTGGCCCTGCACGGGATGGAACTGCCCCGGCGTCACGTTCGCCGCGCCACCCGGAATCTGCACCGCCTGCGCGCGGCCGCCGAACTTGGCGAGAGTCGCGGGGATCTGACTCAGCGGCACGGCGAAGCCTTCCCCGACGCGCCCGGACGTGCGCGCATCCTTCGCGGCACTCTCCCGGTGCTCCATGCGTTCGATTTCTGGCGCCGCCAGACGGTCGAGATTCGTCGCCATGGAGGACGAGCGCAGGTTGACGGGCTCGGGCTGGGCGCCGCGGAGGACGGCGGGCGCGCGGTTCCAGAGGCGCTGAAGACGCTTGCTGCCGCACACGGGACAGCGCGTTGCCCCGACGGGCAGCTCGTAGATCGGGGCAGCGCCCTCAGTCTCGCTCCGGCACTTCCGGGAGAGGCAGGCGAAGTCAGCGCGGGGCGTCATGGGATTCCTGGTGCTCGATGTTTCGGGGGCGTCGTCAAGGCCCGTCCCATAACCAGTGAGTGCGTCGCGAAGTCACGGAACGACAGCGCCGTGCAGGGACCGGCCGCATAGCGCGCCCTGATAGTCGTCACGGGCGTCTCTCGTCTGTGTCGCATCTCTTCGCATTCCTGTTTCGATGCCCATGGACCATCATAAGCCCAGCCAACCGACCGCGCGATAGGGTGCGTCGTCGATGTGAAATGGCACGGGCTCCCATACGCTGACAGCGAAGAACCAGAGGATACAGGCGCCAATCGCGGGCGTCATTGCGGCCAACTCAGCCTCGCCGCTTCCGCGCAGCGATTGTAGCGTAGCAGATCGTCTGGCGCGAGTGGCGGGAGACGCTGATTCGTCGTCGGGGCCGTGGCCATTGATGGCCCCGAGAACTGCTCTGGACAGACGTGAGCGAGACGCCTCATCGTGTCGTGCCACGCCTCATACATGCGGCGCGAATCTGCCCGGGCGTTGTCGAGGCGATCCTTCGCAATGGTAAGCTCCCGCGCTGTGTCGGTGTCGGCAGCAGTGCACCCCGCCATGAGTACGACAAGCACCGGCAGCGTCCAGAGAGTGGCGCGACGCGAGAAGCGCCAGAGACGCGAGAGGATCAGCAGCGCGAGGTTCATGGTGGCCTCCTGTGCCGCGAGTATACGTAGCGCACCGTTGACAACGCAAGCGAAATATTGCTATCGTTCTCGCATGGCGAGACCTCGCAAGGGGCGCAAGCGCATCAAGCCGTATCGACTGATCCGGAAGTTTCTCAAGGCGCCGCTGCCGGCCGCGCGGGAACTGGGTCGCCGCGGCGGGCTCGCCAGTTGGCGCGGCGTGTCACGCCGGAATCGCTCGCTCATCATGAAACGCCTCGTGGCGAAGCGCTGGGCGAAATACTACCTGGAGAATCCCCTGGCGTGACAGCGTGACCCACCGTGCCGCGATTGTGACGAAACGCGGCAGTGGTCGAAGACTGTGCAGCGCGGAAGTTGGCGAGAAGGCGCACGGTGTCATTGTGCCGAGGCTGACATGTCACACGGCACAACCCCTGCAGGAAATGAGCGCATGAAAACAATCATGACCGAGGACGACATCGAGCGATGACCTGCCGCACCACCGCCTCCTGGCCCACTCGCGAAGAGATCGAACGCATCCGCGACGCCTACGACACCTACTGCGCGACGCCCGATCTCACGGGCGCCGCGCAGATCGCGGGCAAGCTCGGGACCGTGCTCCGGCGCGTCGAGTGGCTAGAACTGCTGTTGCTGCATGTGGTGGCGCATCCATCCATGGACAGGAGGAAGGCATGACCGAGCTGCGCGAGTGGATCTTCACGTTCGGCTTCGGCCATGTGCATCCGGTGACGGGCGCCTCGCTGGCCAAACGCTTCGTCCGGATTCGCGCCGAAGATGCCGAGGCGGCGCGCCGTGAGATGGTGCGGCGCTGGGGACAGAAGTGGTCGTTCCAGTACGAGACCGAGGAGCAGGCCGGCGTCGCGCGCTGGGGACTGACGGAGGTCGTGTCATGACCGAGATCATCCGCGAGATCGGGCCGGAGGATCTGGCCGCGCGGCCGTATCGCCTGCGGTGTCTCACGCCCGGTTGCTGGCTCGACAGGGACCCGTCCACGGCCGAGGTCGCGGAGTCGCTGAATAGCGTGGGCGAGTTGCACGTCGCGACCACCAAGCACCGCGTCGTGATCGAGCGGATAGGATCGGAGCCGTGCTGACGCGCCCGCCGCGTCCGCTTCGCCCAGGACTCGCCGCAACCGGGCGAGGCGATCTTGGAGCACGAGATGGCGCATCGGCGCGGGTGGAGGCACGAATGAGTGAATTTGTCGCCCGACTCGAGAGACTCCAACGCAAGGACACGTATCTCCCCCTGGACGATCTCATGGCTACAGTGACCAATGGCCGGGCAGTCCGCGTGCCCCTCAATGGACGAACGGTCGGGGCGGTGAAGAGCACGGCGTATTTAGCCGCCCTTCGTCGTGGCTATCGCTCCCACGCTCGGAGCGATGGCGACCACGTCATCCTCTGGTGGGAAAAAGCGATGAGGCGGCGCACGCGCCGGCCCGTCATCATCCAGCTCCGCGAGGACGCCAAGGGGCTCAGCCTCACGACGCGCGGCACGCGCCGCCTGACCAGGCGATGACCCCTGATCCCGAGATCATCCGCCAGCTCGCACGAGGACCGAACGGCGGCGCGTGGGCGGACCGTGTTCTCATGGGCTGCCAGGACGGGTGGAGGAGGGACCGATGAAGATCGAGATCAAGAACCGCTTTTCCGGCGCCGTCCTGTTCGGCGTCGAGGCAGAGTCCTGGCGTGTTGCCGTCGAGATCGCGGTCAAGCAGGGCGCCAACCTCGGGGGCGCCGACCTCCGGGGCGCCGACCTCCGGGGCGCCAACCTCGGGGGCGCCAACCTCGGGGGCGCCAACCTCGGGGGCGCCGACCTCCGGGGCGCCAACCTCGGGGGCGCCAACCTCGGGGGCGCCAACCTCGGGGGCGCCAACCTCGGGGGCGCCAACCTCGGGGGCGCCAAGCTCTGGGGCGCCAACCTCGGGGGCGCCAACCTCGGGGGCGCCAAGCTCTGGGGCGCCAAAGTGCTCGGCATCGCAAGCGTGGGGTACATCGACGGCTGGCCGACGACGCTCTGGCGCACCGATTGGGGCTACCGCCTCCAGGCGGGATGCCACACCTTCACGCTCGACGAGGCGATAGCGCACTACGCGGATCGCGAAGAGCGTCGCGGGCTCTACTACCTCGCCACGGAGGCGTGGCGGGTGATCGCGCGGTTGCAGGGATGGGAGATGGACCGATGAGAACCCTGGCACCATGACCGACGCCGACTCGCATCCGGTCGATTGCGAGAGCGGGTGGATTCCCTGCTATTCCTGTGGCGGCGAGGGCGACGCGCACGACTGCGGCGAGGATAGCTGCTGCTGCGCGGAGCCGGAGGTCGATGATCGCGTGACGTGCGACGAGTGTCAGGGCGCGGGCGGGCGGCCGTGTCCGGCGTGCAAAGCGGAGTCGTCATGACCTCGCCGCAATTCCGCGGCGGGCGGGGCGCGGCGCGGGACCCTCAGTCACCCCGCGGCGCGCTCCGGGACGCTTGGCTTGCCGCGCTCCTCACCCTGGCGTGCGTCATGGCGTATGGCGCGCTGGCGTGGGTGGTGGGCGGATGATCGTATTGCCGCGCGAGGTCTCGCAGTTTCTCGCCGAGCGACATTATCTCGGCCCGATTCGGCGAGGCATTGCGTGGCGAGATGAATTTGGTGTCATGGTCCTCACGACGCCTACCTCACGACGCCTCCCGCAAGACCGATGGCTCGAAATCGCGAGATGGTGCTTGGTTGGAACTCGCAACGGTGGAAGCCGCCAATGGAGCCGCGTCCGTCGCTGGCTTCTCCACGCTCGTCCCGATGTGACGACGATCGTGAGTTACTCCGATCCCTCGCAGGGTCACACCGGAGCGCTCTATCGCGCCTGCGGTTTCACCTGGGCGCCTACATGGCATCGCTTGTTCCCGCCGCCGACCGGAAATGGCAACTGGGGTACAGGCATTCAGCCCGTAAAGGATCGGTGGGTTTACGTGCTTGCACAGGATGAAGACCGGGCAGAGCTGTTGCGCGTGAAAGACGGCCGAGCACGACCCGCAGAGGGAGCCTAAAAACTAATGACTTGCCGCACCCAGGCCGCGCCGCCCCTGCCCCGCGAGATCCGTGAGTCCCCCTTCGTCACGGTCCGCGACGACGGGAGCGCGCTCGTGCTCCTGGGCGAGCAGGTCATCGCTTGCCAGGACTGCCACCGCGCCGCGGCCATGGTGATCGTGCGCGGGAACCGGTACCGCTGCGTGGACTGCGACTGAGGTGCGGCGCATGCGTTCACCGGCCGATGAATGACGCAGACATCCGCGCCGAGTTGGCGACGCTCGCGGAGCGGGAGCTGCTGGCAGTGATCGGCGAGTTGCGGGCGCCCGATGGCTGGCGGATGCACGAACGAGTGGCTCAGCGGCTGGAGACCGTGCTCAAGCGCGTGCGGAGGATCGGAGGACTCAATGACTAACCGCTGGCTCGGGGCTCTTGCGCTCGGGCTCATGGTGTCCACGGGAGCCGAAGACGCCGGCATGGCGCGGCGCGAGTCATCGATCTCGTCAGACCCGCGGCTGGTGCCTCCTCCGGCGAGACTGGTCTTCGTGGACGAACAACAGACCGCGATCCTGACCGTCACGAAGGACGGCGTGGTCTGGCACGGTCCGATGGACGATGCCGCGCGAGTGTTCTGGCGGCGCGTCAACGAGATACGTTCATCGATGCGGAGCGAGTGGTGTCGGAAGCCATGAACCTCCGCGAGCAGCTCGAGGCTCGGCTGGCGCAGGTCGAAGAGGCGCAGCGCCGCCGGCACATCCGTTTGGAGCGCGCGCTGCTCTGCCTCAACTGCGAGGCGATCTTTCAAGACGGCACCACCTGCCCCGCGTGCGGCTCGGCGCAACTGTTTCCGGTGGCGCGGGCGATGAATCGAGGAGGAGCGGCGCGATGAGTACAGAACTCGTCCACCAGATCCCGACACCCCTGGCCCAGCGCGACGAGCTCGGTGTCGAGGATGTCATCGCCCAGGTACAGAAGATTCAGGCCGTGATGGAGCGTGTGATGAAGTCCGGGGAGCACTACGGCATCATCCCGGGCACGCAGAAGCCGACGCTCCTGAAGCCGGGCGCCGAGAAACTGCTGCTCACGTTTCGCTTCGATCCGCAGTACGAGTCCGCCGAGACCTACGACGGCAAGCACCTCACCGTCAAGAGCCGGTGCACGCTCTATCACATCACGAGTGGGCAGCGGCTCGGCTCCGGCGAGGGCTCGTGCTCAACGAAGGAGAGCAAGTACGCCTACCGCCAGGGGAAGCGCCTGTGCCCCAAGTGCGGCAAGGACACGATCATCAAGAGCAAGGCCGAGTATGGCGGCGGCTGGCTCTGCTACGGCAAGAAGGGCGGGTGCGGCGCGAAGTGGCCCGACGGCGCCGGCGACATCGAGGGGCAGAGCGTCGAGCGCGTGGCGAACGAGGACCTCGCCGACCAGTACAACACGGTGCTGAAGATGGCGAACAAGCGGAGCCTCGTAGCGGCCGTGTTGAACGTGACGGCCGCGAGCGATATCTTCACGCAGGACTTGGAAGATAGTGACGTCGCCGGGCGCGGGGATACCCACAACGGCACCGAGCGCAGTTCCCAGCCTGACCGGGGCTCGGCGACCTTCGGGGTGCGTCAGGACGCGCCCGGCGATCCCACCCGCCCGCAAACCGATCCCGAGACGCACCGCGCCGAGAGCGAGGCGCTGTTCCCCTCGCCCGAGGATGAGGAGCGGCGGACGCTCATCGAGCAGATCACCGCACTCTACAAGATGCTCAAGCCGAAGCCGGCGGACTGGGCAACGATCAAGACGACCTACCTCGGCGCGCCCGACGCCGACCCGCAGAAGGCGGACGTCGTGGCCCTCGGCGACCTGCGCAAGTACCTTGAGACGCGGCTCCCGCGATGAAGATGCTCGCGGATCACTTGGAGGCGAAGTGATGGGACAGCTTGGCTTAGGTGTCATGATCGGCTTGCTCGGCGGTAATGAAGAGAGCGTCTCCGCCTGGAGAAACGCCGTAGGCAAGAAGATCAGCGCGCTCGCCCTGAAGGATGATGCACTGCATTTTCGTTTCGTAGACGGAACGACACTCACGCTCGCCGACGAAGGGCAATCGTGCTGCGAACACCGCTACATGGTGACAGACGACGACCTGGCGCACTTCATTGGCGCACGGCTGCGCAACGCTGAGGTGCGGTCAGCACCACCTGTTGAGGACAAGTACGGCGAGCACGAAGTCGCGTTTCTCGTCGTGAAAACCAGTAAGGGGTCCTTCACGATGGCAACGCACAACGAGCACAACGGCTATTACGGCGGCTTTCTCATTCGGGCGAGTCAATGAGCACCTGCTCGAAACCCGGCTGTGCCTGCGGCGGCGCCGAGCTGCCGCGCTCGACGCACCCGTATACCGCCGTGCCCGTGGAGCGCCGCCACGCGCAGGCGTGGGCGTGCGCGTGCCTGCGCCCCGATGGTCGGCGTCTGCTCCGCAACCACCGCCACATCGAGCCGAGCGAGTGCTTTGCGGCCCAGCACCCGGAGGCGGTCGCGGCGTGGCGTGTCGCGCATCCGGAGGCGACATGCAGCGAGCGCAGCGCACGGAGTCTCGCGTGGCTCGCGCAGACGTTCGGAGGACGCCATGCCTGACCTGACCCCCGAGGGGCTGCGGGCGCGGGCGCGGACGGTGGTAGCAGTCGAACCCGACGGCAAGTCGTGGCGTGTTGTGCTGGTCTGCGGGACGCAACGCTCGACGGTCATCGGACTCAGCGAACGCGAGGCATGCGAAGCCTACGCGACCTGGATACAGGACAAGATACTCCTGCCGACCTTCACCGTCCTCGTCGCCGAGGCGCGGCGGGCGCAGCGGGAGGCGGATGCGATATTCGTAGAGGAGCACTGTCACTTTTGGGATGACGACCTCTGTCAATCTGTGCGTATCGCCGCCGCGATCCGCGCGCAGGAGGAGACGCTATGACCACGGTCACGCCCTTCTCCCTTCGCTGCCACCTCTGCGACTTCCGCTGCTGGACTTGGGACGCGCTGCGCGAGCATGTGTGGCGCACGCATCGGAGGACGCCATGACCGACGACACCCCGATGGACCTCACCCCCGAGGAGCGGGCGCGCGTGGAGACGCGGCACGTCGTCGAGGCGCTGGCGGAGACGTTGTGGCGAGCGTGGAATCCGAATCCCAGCATCGCTGTTCATGACTGGAACGAGGTGGACGACATGTTCCGTGAGCCGTTTCGCTCCATGGCCCGCGCCGCTCTTGCCTTCGCTCTGACGCAGATGCCAAGTGAGGAGGAGTTGATGGCTCTCGTCCAGCCAATCCAGGCGGTGGCGATCCACACACTTCTGCTCCGGCGGCTGCGTATCAACGGGGGTGGAGGCATTGAATGGGGAGGGGCTGGCGCCATGTACATGAGCGACGCGCAAGGACTATCCAACCCAGGACGACGTCGATGACGCCGTGTACACGAATGGCTGGAACGCCTGCCGCGCCGAGATGCTCGCCCGACTGGGCGGGGAGGAAAAATGATGCGACCCTTGAAGCGATGCGCGAACGGCTGTGACGCGCCTTCCATGCGCCCGTCACTCGTGATCTGTCGGGTCTGTCAGGACCGCATCACGGCAACGCTCGTCGGGGAGATCGCCCGGCTGGGCGGGGAGGCGGGGTGATGGGTGCCCATCTTCGGCCGCTCAACTCGGAGTGTAGTGAGCGCGGCTGCCGGTCGGCGGCGCGCGTGGAGCTGCGCAACACGTACAACGCGATACTCGGGCGCTTCTGCCAGCGCCACGGGAAGCGGCGTCTGCGAGACGTGTTGGACGGTGAACGAGGGCGAGCCCCGGCGATGCAGGCCCCGCGTGGCTGAGCGCACCGAGTCCGAGATCACGCGCGAGATTCTGCGTGCGTGCAACCTACTGCCAGGCGTCACGCTTTGGCGCGTCAACAGCCGCGTGCTGCGGATGCCCGGCGAGAAGGGACGCTCGCGGCTCGTGCGCTTCGGCGGGATGAAGGGGATGAGCGATCTGATCGGGTGGAGAATGATCACCGTCACGATGATTGCGCGCGATCAGTCCTCCTGGCCTGGTCGGTACGCCGTCTGGGTCGCGCTCGAAGTCAAGCGGCCCGGCCAGGACGCCACGGCCGAGCAGCAGGCGTTCCTCGACGCCGTGCGCGCCGCTGGCGGGCTCGCCGCCGTGGTCCACTCTGCCGCCGAAGCTGTCGAGGCGCTGCGATGAGCTGCCCACGGTGCGGGGCCGCCGTCCTGCTCGACGTCGTGCACGAGCGCGCGCGCACCGATCCGACGCGCGTCGGGTGGAACGTCGATGCGATGCGGCGCTGTCTCAACGGGCACACGCAGCCGATGCATTCCTACGTCATGCCGCATCGGGCGCGGCAAGTCGGGTTTCGCGATCCTCGCACGCCGCGCGAGGCGCGGTGCTCGCGCTGCGGCGCGGCCTTTCTGCGGGACCGCTCCCGTCGCAAGTTCTGCGACCCGTGCCGCACGCACACGCACACGCTTGAGCGCCGCCGTGACGAGCGGCGCCGCGCATGAACCTCCGCCTCGACGATCTCGGCGCCAGCAGCAAGCAGTACGAGCGCTGGTCGCGCCACCGCTGGGCGAACGTCTGGCCGCTGCACGACCGGCGGCTCTTCGGCGCGTGGGGACCGTACCGCGAGCTCGCGCCTTGGCAGATGGAGATAATCTTCTCCGCCTGTGCCCGCGCCCGCCGCGTCCTGACCGTGGCGATCACCGCGAACTGGGTCGAGGCGGACGGCACGCTCCTGCCCTACGCGGAGAAGTTCCCCGATCAGGCGCGCGTCGTCGTCGCGCACGCCACGCGCGGCTCCATCGAGGTGGCGCTCCACGGCTGGACGCACTGCATCCCGGATCGTGGGCGACACCTCCCGCGCTGGATCGGCAGTAACCGCGCCTGGCATCGGGAGCCGGAGGCGATCGAGCCCTCGGTCGGCTGCAAGTGGTTCGGCTACGCGCTCGGCGTACCTGTGACGCAGTATGTGGCGCCGGGCTCCCCGGTGCCCGAGGGCTGGCGCGTCTGGCATGACCGCGACTTCGTGCTGCACTGGGAGGACAGTATGGACGAGCTCGAGGCGGCGCTGTGCGCGCGCGACTGACCCTCGCGCATCATCTCGACCGCTGGGAGCCGCGCCTGCGGCGGCTCGCGGAGAAACTCGGCTGGCCGCAAGCGTGGCTCCAGGAGTTTCAGACCTATCTCGCGCAGCCGCGGATGACGCCCGAGGAAATGTGGGTGAGATACACCCTGAAGCGCCTGGACGCCGAGCAGCGCCTGAAGCCCGTGATGACGGAAGCCGAGGCGCTCGCGTTCTACACCGAGTGCGACTACATGCTCTGGCGCAATCTGGTCCACCGGCGCCACAGCGCGTGGCGGCGCGTCCTCTGGACGATGCGCGGGACGCACGGCGCGCTGATGGAATACGGCTGCGGCATCGCGCCGGTCACCACGTACTGCGTGCGGCAGAAGCCACAGTGGCAGTATCACGTCGTGGACCTCGCGGCGGCGCCGCATTTCCGCTATGCCCAGTGGCGTCTCCGAGACGTCGCGCGCGCGGTGGCTCCCTATAACGTCATCACGGCGCTCGATGTATTCGAGCACTTGAGCGATCCTCTGGCGGCGGCGAAGTGGCTGCGGACCCAGCTGGCGCCGGGCGGCGTGCTGCACTGGAACTTCGTCGGGAATCCCTTGCGCAACGATCTGGACCTCGCGACCGAGGCACAGCGCGAGGAGACGTGCGCATACCTCTACCGCGAGTTGGAGTTGGTTTGGGAGCGCGACGGTTACCGCGTGTCGAGGCGGCGATGAAATTCAGTCTAACTGCTCCTATACATTTCATCGCTCTAGCGACAGTGCTCGTGCTGCTGATCATGCGAGGAATGTGGAATGTCAACGACGCCGATCTATATATCTGGCTTCTGCTCGCCATCGCCACGCGTCCATGATCCCCTGGCTGGTCGCCTCCGCCGTCGCGCTCGCGCCCTGGAATCCGATCAAGATGGTCTGCGACGCCGACATCCACGCGGCACGCAACCGCTGGCTGCGCGCGCTGCTGCTGCTCGGGATCGCCTGGTTCGCCTGGCAGGGCGCCGCATGGCTGGCGATCCTCGCGTTCTGGTGCCTCGTCCGCTGGCGCAGCATGGAGCTGCACGGCCCGCTCCTTGGCTGGGTCGCCGTCGCCGCCACCTGGGGCCTTCTGCGCACGCTGCCCGAGACCGCCTGGATCTGGCTCCCCTGGGCGTGGCTGGCTGGCGCCGTCTACCACGTCGCGTGGTGCCTCGTCCTGCAGAGGGCGGACTGGTCAGCGGTCAAGCGCCGGAGCTGGGGGCGCCGCACCAAGGGGCTCCTGGGCTCCCCCGTGGTCAGCAGCTTCTACTTCGTCCTGCTCGCCCCGTTCTGCCCTTGGTGGGGATGGCCGCTCCTCGCCATCGGGCTCTACCTGACGTGCTCCTGGACGGCCTTTCTGGCGCTGGGGGTAGCCTTGATCTGGGTCCACCCGGATTCGTGGCTCCTGGGGGCGCTGGGGACCGCAGGCGGCATCCTGGCGGTGGTCCTGACACGGCTGACGGGCTGGCGCGTGCTCGAACGGACGCCGCGGGGCGACTCCCCGGACGGGCTCTGGTCTCGGGTCGCCATGATGCGGTGCCTGCTCCGCGGCTGGTGGCGCGACGGACACCGCTGGTTCGGGTGCGGGCCGGGCAGCCTCAAGACCGCGGGGCGTCTCTGGGGCTCCCGATCCGTCAGGGAGTTGCCGATCGGCGAGGCCCACAACGAACCCCTCCAAGTGCTTTACGAATACGGGCTCGTCGGACTCGTGGGCGTGCTCGCCTTCGCCGCGCCGATCGTCTGGCATCTGCGGCTCGGCGATCCCTGGGCGGCGGCCTGGGTGGCCGGCGCCGTGATCTCGCTCGTCCACTGGCCGTGGCGCCACCCGGTGCTGGGGCTCATGCTGCTCACCATCAGCGCGAGATTGATATGAAGCCGACGACTGATCCTTGGTCATGGAGTACGCCGCCTGAACGAGTACTCGCATGTGGGTGCTTTAAGCTGAAAGATGCAGCATGGTTCGGTTGTGATGAGCATGAGCGTCCGGGTGGCTGGGAAAGCTGGGACGCCTACAGAGATGGTTGGGCGCACGTCGAATGTAAGTACTGTCATGTCCGAGGGTTTCTCGGGGGCATTGACGATTTCACGTCAATCGGTTTCTTGGCTGATGCCGGACTCGTATACGCTCATCGTGGTTGCGCGATCCGCCATCGCGAAGAATCGAAGCCGGCCGCCATCACGCATTCAGAGACGCGCCCGTTCTGGCATCGAGCGAAAGAATTGTTCACGAGGGGATTGTGATGAAATGCGCCGTAATCGGCGGGGGTCACATCGGACGCAGGCACGCCCATAACTTCGCGCGCCTCGGCTACGACGTGGCGGTCTACGACGTCGTGCCAAACCGGGGCACCGTGGCGCGGTGGAGCGAGGCGGTCGAGGGGGCGGATCTCGTGGTGATCGCGACGCCGCCGAGTCAGCACGTCACGGACGTCATGGCCGCGCTCGACGTCGGTGCGCGCTGGCTGCTGGTGGAGAAGCCGCTGGCGACGAGTGCCGCCGAGGCGGACGGGCTCCAGCACGCCGCGCTCGCCGCGGGCGCCCATGTCTACGTCGGCTACTGTCTCCGCTTCGCGCTGGCGACGCTCCAGCTCAAGGACGCCATCGCGCGGATCGCCCCGGTGCGTGTGCTCGAGGCCGTGTACAGCGAGCAAGGCCCCCTCGAGCGTCAGCCGTGGCTCACCGATCCGGCCGAGGGCGGCGTGCTTCTGGAGCATTCGCACATGCTGGATCTGCTGCTCCAGATGTTCGGCATGCCGCTCGACATCGACGGGTTCGCCTATCGCGATGAGTGCTGCGCCAGCTTGCGGTGGTACGCCGATGAGCTCGGCATGGCCTTCGAGGGCACGCTGCGGATGGATTTCTGGTCGCCCCACGAGACGCGGCTCAAGGTGATCGGCGAGCGCGGCGTGGTGGAGTGGAGGCGGGAGTACCTGGAGGAACCCGATCAGATCAAGCCCGCGTGGGAAGATCCCTCCGCGTGGCTCCTCCACGAGGCGCAGGAGCTGCATACGCTGCGGATGACGGGCGAGAGCAACAACAGGCTGTGCACGATGGACGAGGCGATCCGAGTGCTCGACTTCGCGGAGAGGCTGCGATGAAAGTCTTTGTGGTGATCTTCCATGATATCGAAAGCGGCGAAATTTTGAGTGTCTATGCCACAAGCAAGGCCGCAAATGCAGCAATACGTGAGCATAAGAAACAAGGAGGTTCGACCGACGTCGCATGGGAATTCGCCGATATCGAAGAGTGGCAGGTTCAAACATGATCTTCGCCGTCATCCCCGCGCGCGGCGGCAGCAAGCGGCTCCCGCGCAAGAATCTGCGCGAGATCGGCGGTAAGACGCTCGTCGCCTGGGCGATCGAGAGCGCCCGCGCGGCGACGCGACTTGATGAGATCGTCGTGAGCACGGACGACAACGCGATCGTGCAGGAGGCGGCGCGTCTGCGCTGCGCGTGGATTCTGCGGCCGGAGTATCTGGCGCAGGATGAGACGCCGACGCTTCCGGTGCTCCTACATGCGGTGCAGTTCTATCCGGCGTCCACAGTCATCGTCACGCTCCAGCCGACAGTACCGTTTCGTCTCGGCATCGAGATCGACGAGGCCATCGAGGCGCTCGACCGTTTCGAGGCGGACTCCACGGTCACGGTCGCGCATGGGCATCCAAACGGGAGCGTCTACACCACGCGCCGGGCGTGCCTCGACGCCGGCCGCATCATGGGACCGCGGTGCGTGGACCTCGTCGGCCCGGCGCATATCAACATCGACAACGAACACGATCTCGTGCGCGCGGAGCGCCACTATGCCGCCTACCTACGTGATCGCTGAGCTCGGCATCGCGCACGAGGGCGACCGCGACACCTGGCGCCGCCTCATCGACGTGGCGGTGGAGGCCGGCGCCGACGCGATCAAGGGCCAGTACTGGTCCGACAGCCTGAAGATGGCGACGCATCGCGGACGCGGGGGCGATGCGGCGTGGTTCGAACACTACCGGATGCCTGCGGAGTGGCTCCACGATATTCCGACGTCAGTCGAGGCGATGTGCACCGTCTACCTCCGCGAGGACGTGATGAAGATCGCCCCGCTGACGCATCGCCGCAAGGTCGGCTCCTGGGAATCCTCGCGCAGCGACGACTTGCTCCTTGACTGGTTCTGGCACGATGAGAGCGCCCCGATCGTGGTCTCGACGGGCGGATGGTCCCACGCCCAACTCAACGGGCGGCGGCGCCACAAGCGCTTCGAGTACCTCCACTGCATCCCGCAGTATCCGACGCTCGCCAAGGAGATGGCGCTCAGTATGATCCACAGGTACGGGCTGCACGGCTTCTCCGACCATACGGGATGGTGGGAGACCGGCGCCCGTGCGGTCCTAGCCGGCGCGCAGATCATCGAGGCGCACGTGATGCTGAACTGCACCCCAGAGACGAATCCGGACTATGCGGTCTCGCTCGTGCCAGCCGCCTTTGACATGTATGTCCAGCGTATCCGGGAGGCGGAGACATGGATGTGAGGCGCCTCGGCATCGCGACCGTCGCGCGCTCCGACTGGGGGCACACGGGCGAGTTGCGCCAGGCGCTGCGGTGCGCCTGGGTGCATCATCCGGCGCGCACCGTGCGGCACCTGGAGGGGCTCATCATTCCCACCGACCGCTGGGAGATGGGCGAGATCGCCTGCCGCGCCCTCGGCGAAGGCGTGCCGATCATCCAGCTGCACGCTGGGGAATCCACGCCCCACGCCTTCGACGACGACGTGCGCCACTTCATCTCGCGGATCGCCGCGCTCCGGCTCTGCTGCCATGACCTGCACCGCCAGCGCCTGCTCACAATGGGCATTCCCGAGGAGACGATCCACGTCACTGGGGCGCCGGGGCTCGACCGGCTCACGCGCCCGCACATGGCGCGCAGCGTCCTGGCGCGGCATCTGCGTCTGGACGCGGCTCGCCGCTGGGCGCTCGTGATCTTGCATCCGACGACGCGGGCGACCGTGGACGCCGAGGCGGAATACCGCCAGTGCGTCGCCGCGATCGGCGACCGGCAGGCGCTGTGGTTCACGCCCTGTCAGGACCCCGGTCGCGAGCGCTACACGCGCGACCGCATGGTGGACTGTGTCACGGACGCGGCATGGCGTGCGCTCCTCTATGAGGCGGACGTGCTGATCGGGAACTCCTCGGCCCTCGTCATCGAGGCGCCGTTCGTCGGGCTGCGCACCGTCGAGATCGGCGTGCGCCAGCAGGGACGGGAGCGCGTGCCCTACGGAGACGGCCAGAGCGTGCCGCGCATAGTACGGCTATTGCAGGAATGGACGCCATGATCCGCGCACAGGAGGAAACGCCATGAAAATCAGCGACGAGACCTCATGGAAGAAGTGGCGCGACGCAAACATGGACAGTGGGTACGGACAGGCCGTGATCGAGTACGCAGAGCGTTGGGCGAACCTCATCGAGGAACGCGCGGGCGGGGACGAGGCGTTGCTTACATCTGTGGCGAAACAGGCGAGCCATGATGCCAACACCGACGGCATCACGAGATTCATGTATGGCGCGGCGGTCAGTGTACTGGCGACGTCGTGGGCGTGGGGCGAGACGTTGCGCCGATGGCATAACCTGGAGACGCAAATCGGACACGAAGGCGAGCGTGCCAATGCGGGTACTGGTGTCTTGAATCCAGCCCTGTTGAATCTGGAGGAGACGCCGTGAAATGCCTTCTCATCGGCGGCGCCGGCTTCATCGGCTCGCACCTCGCGCAGGCGCTGGTCGCGCTCGGACACGAGGTCTCGATCATCGACAATAGAATGCGGAATACAGGCATTCCGCTGCCTAATGCATGTCGTGTGTGCGATTTCGATATTTGCGAGATGCCCGCGCTCATCGACTTTTGGAATCTGACTCCCTGGAATTGGTGCTTCCACCTCGCCGCGATTGTCGGTGTCCCCAACGTCGAGCGCGAGCCCGGACGCACGGCGACCGTCGCCTCCGTGTCTGCAACATGGCTCCATGCGATCAAGGCGACAAAGCACTTCGTCGCCTCGACGTCCGAACTCTACGGCGGGCACTGCCCGATTACCAGCGAGGACGCGCCGGTGGTGATCCCGGACCTGACCGCGCCGCGCGCCGCCTACGCGGTCGGCAAGGTGTGGCAGGAGACGACAGCGATCCTCTCGGGGCAGTCCTACGTGATCGGGCGCTTCCACAACGTCTACGGTCCGGGCATGGGCACGGACCACGTCATCCCGCGCTTCTGCCTGCAACTCCGGGACCCCGGCGACCATGTCACCGTCGAGGACCCCACCGCGATCCGCGCGTTCTGCTACATCGCCGACGCCGTGCAGGGCATCCTCGCGGCGATGACGCTCGATCGCGTGATCGTGAACATCGGCAATCCCGAGGAGCCCGTGACGATGCGCCGGCTCATGCAGCGCCTGCAGGACGTCGCGGGTATTGAGCGCCCGATCATCATCGGCTCCGCCCTGCGCGGCTTCCCGCGCGCGCGCATCCCAGGCATCGAGCGCCTGACGAGTCTGACCGGGTGGCGCCCGCGCGTCCCGCTCGCGCTGGGATTGCGGGCGACGTGGGAGGCGTATCGATGAAAAGATTGCGCGTGTTCTGGGGTCCATTTCGCCCCTGGATCAAAGAACGCCCACCCGAGTATCCATCACTACGACGCTTGTGGACTGATGGTGAGCAGTGGCTAGAATATCCCACGAATCTCGCCTGTCCTGATATGGCTGAACTAGAAATAGTCAAGCGAGTGTTCGGCCTGTGATCCCGCACTGCATGCCCTTTCTCGCGCCACGGCAGGAGGAGTACGTGCGCGACGCGATGCAGCGCGGCGAGCTGATGCGCGGCGCCTACCTCGACCGGCTCGAGGAGGCGCTGTCGCGTCAGTGCGGCGGGTACGCCGTCTGCGTGTCGAGCGGCACCGCGGGCCTGTTCCTGGCGATGGAAGCCTCGCGCCGCCCGGTGTACCGCATGCCGGCGCTCACGTATCTGGCGCCCGCGCAAGCCGCACGGCTCTGGGGGGCGTGGCCGCTCTTCGTGGACATCGACCCGGTGACCTGGGGCGCCGCCGTGCCTGTGGACGTCCAGGTGCATCTCTACGGCATGATCGCGCCAGGGACAGCGCCGATCGACGACGCCTGCGAGGCGCTTGGCGCCTGGACCCTGCGCGGACGCTTCGGCGTCCTGAGTTTCAATCAGAATAAGCTCGCCACGGGCGGGGGCGGGGGCGCCGTACTGTGCGCGGCGAAGTACGAGGCCGACCGGATGCGCCACCTGATCCGCGGCGCTCGCGTGCCTGGGGCGCCGCACATCTGGGACGCGCTCGGTTGGCCCTTCGAGATGTCGAACCTCCAGGCCGCCGTCATGTGCGCCCAGCTTGAGATGCTGACGCAGACCATCGCGCGCAAGCAGCAGCTCGCGTGGCGCTATGCGATGGAGCTGCCCGAAATCCCGTGGCAGCCATCGATCACCTACTGGCAGCCGGTCGGGCTCCTGCCCGTGCCCGCCGGGCCCGTAGTCGCCGCCTGCCAAGCCGCGGGCGTCGAGGCACGACACGTCTGGCCCTGCCTGCCAGACCTGCCGCTCTTCGCCGACTGCCGGCGCGACGGTGACTTTCCGGTGGCGCGACACGTGGCGGAGTACGGCATCTCGCTGCCCTGCTCGGTGGACCTGACGGAGAGCGAGCAGGCGACGGTGATCGCTACGGTGCGGAGGGCGCTCGCGTGATCCTTCGCGACTTCCTCTTCTACGAGGAGCCCGGCGTCACGCTGTACTGCGGGGATTGCCGGGAGGTGCTGCCATTGGTGGATGGTCCAGTAGACATGATCTGGACCGATCCTCCGTATCTTTACGAGTTCACCTGGGCGTATCCTTTCGTTGCTGAGCATGGGGCGCGCGTATTGGTTCCCGGGGGGCATTGCTTCGCCTATGCGGGCCACCGATTCATTTACGACACGTTGCCGAAGATGGTCAAGCACCTCGAGTTTTGGTGGTTAGTGGCTTGCCTGCACGCTGGTGGTAACGCCGTCATCTGGTCGCGAGGTGTTGGTGCTCACTGGAAACCAATCATCTGGTGCCGCAAGCCGCCTGCCCTGCCTGTATCGCCACCGATTACCGACACGACGCGCACCGCGAGAGAGAAAGAAGACCACCCTTGGCAGCAGGGCGCGGACGGCGCGGTTTATATCGACAGGCTGATTTCTGCCGGAGCGGTTGTGCTTGACCCGTTCGCTGGAAGTGGAACGACCCTGCGCATGGCGAAGGATCTCGGCCGCCGCGCCATCGGCATCGAGATCGAGCCGAAATACTGCGAGATCACCGTCAAGCGTCTGCGCCAAGAGGTGCTGCCGCTGTGATCCTCGGCCTGTATGTCCCTCGCCGGTCCTTCTTCGTCTTCGCTGGTCCGCTCGCACGCGCGGCGAAGCGGCGCGGCCACGAGGTCGTCTACGTCGGCGATCCCGCGGACGCCAAGCCCGATGACGAGTGGACGAAGGACGAGTTACCGGAGGCCATCGCGGGCGACGTCGTCATCCGCCCCGAGATGTTCGCGGGCGATTGGCTGGCCGGCCCGCCGCCGCTGCCGTATGTGCGCGGCGTCAAGTGGTGCCATCTCGAAGCGTGGTACGACCAGCTGACGGTGCGCGCCGACTTCGCCCACGTCCAGCACCGCACGCTGCGCCACGGGATGCTCGCGCTCGACGGGCTCGCGGACGTGCCGTTCACCGACGAACGGCATCTCCTCTGGTTCCCGCCCAAGACGCGCATTCCCGGGCCGCACCGCGCGTGGCGGTACGCGATGACGTGCGTGCTCGCGATCGTTCTCTGGCGGGCCGCTCGCCACGCCCGCGTGAAGCTCCTGATCAAGACGCGCGCCAAGATCCGCCTGCCGAAACTCGTCGAGGTGCTGGCGGACGAGGTGCTCGGTGACGACACGTTGTATCCCTGGGCGTCGCTGACTGCGCTCCGGCGCGCGTCGCTTGCCGTCGTCCACCAATCCGCGGCGGGCTGCGAGGCAGCGGCGGCGGGTGTCCTGGCGCTCAGCGTGCGCCTGCCGCAGTGGCATCTCCGGCACTGCGGCACCTACGCGCTGATGCGCGCGCGCCAGGGGAGCCCGTATGCGTGGCCCGGCGTCGTCGAGTCGATGAGCGTCGAGGGGGCCGCGCGGTGGCTCGACCACTGGGAGCCGACGATGACGCAGGATCACGAGGCGCGGCGCGCGTATGTGGACAGCTGGCTCGCCGGGAGAACGCGGGGAGTCGCCGAGGAGATCATTCAGCGCATGGAGGCGATGTAACTACGTGGAAGGGCCGGACAGGGGCGAGGAATGGTATGGCAAGGCCGGGCTGGATCAGGCTCGGCGCGGCGTGGCGCGATGGGGCACGGCCTGGCGAGGCAAGGCTGGGCGTGGCAAGGCAAGGAGTGGCTCGGCTGGGCCCGGCCTGGCCGGGTTAGGCGCGGTTCGGTGTGCTCGGGTTTGGCATGGCATCCATAAGGAGAATCACATGAAGAAGGCGACAGCGATCGGTCCAGTGAGCAACGGCGGCGCGAACGACATCGCGCTCACAGAGCCCTACGCGGTAAAGGTAGCGATCGAGGGCACGGCGGCGCTCCTGTTCCACGCCTGGAACGTCGAGGCGGTGCAGGAGAAGGCCAAAGCCGCCAAGGGCTCGAAGGGCAAGAAGGAGGACAACGTCGAGTCCTACGTGTACCGCAACGAGGCGAACGAGATTTGCATTCCCGGCGAGTATTTCCGCCAGGCGATCATCCACGCCGCGAAGTACATCCAGGACCCGCGGAGCCCGCGCAAGAGCGCGATGGACCTGTTCAAGGCGGGGCTCGTCGTACTCACCGAGTACGCCTCACTCGGGAAGGTGGAGTGGGATTACCTCGACCAGCGGCGCGTCGTCGTGCAGCGCAACGGCGTCAACCGCGTGCGCCCCGCATTCCACAAGGGGTGGCACGCCACATTCGAGTTGCAGGTGATCCTGCCCGAGTACATCACGCGCGAGATCCTCGGCGCGGCGATCGGGAACGCAGGCCGGCTCGTCGGGCTCGCGGACTTCCGGCCGACCTATGGGAGATTTCAGGTCGCGGAGTTCAAGTAAGGCCGGCCGGGCTCGGCAGGGTTCGGCATGGACAGCTGTGGAATGGCCCGCAGAGGTTTGGCAGGGTCGGGCAAGGAGTGCATAGATGTGGAAGGGTAAGGGCTGGTCAGGCAAGGCATGGCGTGGGCTTAAAGACTTCATCGCCGCCGAGGGCAATTTGCTTGGCAGCGACATCTTGTGCGAAGTCACGATCCACATACTGAGCGATTTTACGCGCCGCGTTTATGTCAGTAAAATTCAAGCCCCGCCCGCGGTCCTCGCGAAGATCGTCGAGAGCGTCGTGCGGACGGGCGTGGACATCGGCGCGCAGCACGGCATCACCGTTCAATTCCAGGCGGGACCGCCGCCGCAAGGAGGCACGCATGCCCCAGGACCACCGCAACCGCAAGGATGACACGCGCGACGGCAAGCTCGTGCAGTTCGACGCCCTCGTGGCGATGCTGAAGCGCCGCCCGCCGATGCGCTCGATCGAGGATGACCGCTACCAGTTCTGGTGGCGCGAGGCCGAAGCGCTGCTCGTGGAGATCGAGGGATGAGCCAGCGGGAACGCTACGAATCAGGACAAGCCTTTATCGATGATGACACTGGCATGGCCAGCCTCACACACCAATGCTCCCTGTGGTCGATCGGGGATCGCCATGACGTCGAACGCCTAATCGCGGACCTCCAGGCACTCCTGCCTCGTCTCGGTCTGATTCCCAGAGCATCTTCTTCGTCAGCGCCTACCGACGCCTCATGGGCGCTGGATGCTGATTGCGCCACGCTGGTCCGTCAACGTGGACTTCTACCATCATGACGCTCGTCGTCTTCACCTCCAACCAACCGCGCCACGCCGCGCTCGTGCGCGCGCTCCAGGGCGCGGGGCACCAGCTCCTCGCCGTCTTCGTCGAGCCCAAGACGTTCGCGGCGCCCGAGACTCCTGCGCTGCGCGAGTACTGGTGGCGCGTGCGGGAGGCAGAGCGCGCGGTGTTCGGTGGCGATCTGCGCATCAATGCGCCCGTCATCGCCGTGCGTCCTGGGGAGATTAGTGCGCTCCTGGACGCCTGCGTGCTGGGGCATGCTGCCACACGCATCGTCGTGTTCAGCGCATCGTGGATCACGTCGCCGCTCTACGATATGATCGCTCAGAAGGCGCTCAATCTCCACGCTGGTATCGCGCCAGCCTATCGCGGCAGCGCCTGCAACTTCTGGGCGGAGTACGACGGGCGCCCGGAGTTGGTCGGGGCGCAAGTGCAGCAGCTCGCCTCCACGCTCGACGATGGGCGCGTGTTGGCCGAGGTGCGCAGCGATCTCGCGATCACGGACCCGTTCCGCCGCGGCATGGATGTCGTGCAACGCGGCATTCGCGCGATGGTACGATGTGTGGCGCACTCGGACGTGAAGTGGTCCGGGTACTGGTATGACCGCTGCCGCGTCTCGCATCACGTTGACTTCACCGAGGCGGTCGCCGCTGAGTACCTGGCGAGGCTGGGATGAAACCACAGACTGATGAGGAGCGCTTCCAGTTGCTCTCCGAAATTGGCGCCTTCCTCTTGGCCGTCGAGATCCCCCTGCGACACTACTTCGAGGGCCTCGATCTGCAGGCGGAGGATCTGCGACGACGCATTGATGACATCCTTGAGGTAACTCATCTATGAAACCGCCCCGCCGCGCTCACGGCATTCTCGCGCATTATTTCCGCGGTCCCGACGATCCCGTGACCGACGACGCGCTCACCGCCGAACAGTGGTCAGACGGCCTCGACGCCTACGGCACGCGGCTCATCGGCGCGCAGGAGTGGCTGGAGGCGTTCCGCAAGAAGAAGCTCGGCGACGCCGTCTGCGTCACGATGGATGACGGGCTCGTCTGCCAGCGGATCGGGTTGGAGGTGCTTGAGGCACGCAAGTTGACCGCGTTCCTGTTCATCATTACCGGCACGCTCCTCGGTGTCCGGAACATGGTCGCGGACGCGCGGTGGATTCGCATGCAGTATGAGACGCCGCAGGCGTTCGATGCGGCGTGGCGTCCCTATGCGCGAGCGATGCTGAAGGCGCGTCCGATGCCGCGCGCCTTCCTCGAGAATCGCCCCTATCTCACCGTGCCCGAGCGCGAGTTTCGCTGGTGGCGCAACGCGCTCGTGACGCCGGAGCAGTACGAGCGCGTGATGTGGGCGCTGGCGCCGAAGAAGACGCCGCCCTGGCACTGGTTCGGTGCACCAGACTTACGCGACTATCATGGACGCCTGCACCGCGTCGGCTTCCATTCCCATAGCCATCCGATGACTCTGGCGACGTTGAGCGTCGAGCAGCAAGCGCTGGAATATGCAACCTCCGCGTATCTGATCGGCACGGTAGGCACTTCTGCCTATATGTCCCATCCCTGCGGCTCGTACACGCCCGAGGGGCTGCGCCGGCTCAGAGCGGAGGGCGTCCTCCTCGGCTTCGCCGCCACGATGATGCGCCCGCATCCGCTCGCGATGCCACGGTGGTCCACGGGGAATTGGAGGTTGCCATGAGCCGCTGGAAGTGCGACTGCGACGAGTCGATTGATCCCGCCTATGTCGTCATCGACATCCTAGGGCTCGCCTGCGTACTCGGCATCGTCGTGCTCTACGTCGCGATCGTGCGGTGCGCGTCATGAACGCCGTGGCGCTGATCGCCTCCACGGGGAATTGGAGATTCGCATGAGACTCAGGTGCTTTCACGAGCCGATCGACGACGCGGACATCGTCATCGTTCTCGTTGTGCTGATCGCCGCCAGCGTGGGCCTGGTCAGCGCCGGCTTTCTCCTCGGCGCATGGTGGGCCTCATGACCGCCTACGCGATCATCGCCTCGGCGCGTCCTGAGCTGGCGCGGCTCGCGGTGCGCAGCCTACGGACGTTCGCACCCGAGGTCCGAATTCTCCTGCGCTGGACGGCAGGACAGCGCGCCGAGGAGCACGCGGAGACCATCGAGGCGGTGCGACAAGAACGCGCCTATGGGGATGCCGAGCAGATCATCCTTTTCGATGACGACGCCTGCGTGCTGTCGCGCCAGTGGCTCCCGACGCTCCAGCGCTACCATGCCGAGGACTACGACGTCGTCGGCGGCATGCGGTCGCGCGGCCTGGTGAATCAGGTCTGCGTAGATGGTCAGATCGTGCCGCATGCGCATTGCCTGAGTTTCACGCGCGACGCCTTCGAGCACGCCGTCACGTTCCGAGCACGCCACGAACCCGGCCTCGGCTATCTGCGGTACGACACGGGCGTGCTCGCGTGTCTCCGGTGGCGCTGCAAGGTGCTGCCCTTCACGCATGCAGGTCAGTACTATCAGGGACGAGGCGGCATCGCGGAATACATCGATGAGTGGGGCTCGACGCTCTGGGCCCATCTCGGTCGCGGCACCTCCTTTGCGCCCCGCGGGCCACTGCGCGAGATGATCCGGAGGATGGCCGCGCGGTGCGGCGCCAGACGCGCGCAGAAGATCCTCCGGTACCAGACCCTGCGCGCGGCGTACCTCACGCGGACCGCGGAGTTACTGCGCGCTCCAGCACAACAGGGCGAGCAGGCCGATCGTGACGAGTAGCCACACATCAACCGGATCGCCGACCAGTGAGGCGAGCAGCCCGAGGGGAACGCTCACGACCGCCAGTGCGCTCGCCAGGAGCTTCACCGCTCGTTCTCGCGCACCCAGGGGCACCAGCGGGCGAAGGCCCCGGGGCGGAACTCGTGGCGGAGGGCCTGGCGCTCCTCGGCCGACAGCGTGACGATGCAGCTTAGGCGATCTTGCGCCGTGAAGAGTAGCCCCTGGCTCTTGAGCACCACCCCGTGCTCGGCGCTCGATGCGGAGCGGATCTCCCAGCCGACGTAGAGTTGCGCGCCGACGATGGCGAGGATGCCCAAGAGGATCAGGGTCAGCGCGCCTGATGCCTTCAGCCGCCACCGCCCGAAGCCGAAGTCGATCATCTCTTGCGGCTGGCGCTGCTCGCGGAAGTCGCCCTGCGGATCGTCAGCCCGTCGCACCGGCGGCACCCCCATCCTTACCTCCCGAGAGAGCGCAGCAGATCGCCGAAGCCGCCACCGCCCGGTACGGCGGGCGGCGGCGCCGCAGGGCCGCGCGTCTTCTGTTCGATCACGAGCCGCTCGCGGCGCGTCAGTTCCTGGTCCAGCAGCGGCGACTCGCGCCGGAGTTGCTCGATCGCCTGCCGTCGCCGTGCGTAGACGCGCTGAAGCACGCGGTCGGCCTTGCTCCCGCCGACGCCCTCCGTGCCTGGCCCGTCGATGACCCGCGCGATCTCGTCCTTGAGGGCGGCGCCCATCGGCAGGATCGGCACGCCGAGGCTCGGCGCCCGCTCGCCCTTGCCGATGAGCACCGAGAGACGCTGGCGCTCCTCGAGCGTCAGCTTCACTGGCTTCTCGGCCTCGGTGCGGATGTAGGGCGTCTCGCCGGGCGCCTCGGGCGTCGGTCCCACGGCCCGCGGGGAGCGCGGGACCACCACGCGAGTGCGGATCATCCACTCCGTCACCCGATCCGGCGTCACCTCGGAGCTGTAGAGCGGCGAGATGCCGTCGATCCCGAAGCCTGGCGGCAGGATGATCGGGTCCCCCCACAGGTTGTGGACCGGCGGGCCGTCGTAGTTCGGCAGGCCCGAGCGCCAGTGGTCGTAGAGCGTGTCCACATCCTTGCGGATCGGGTCGAGCGTCCGCATGGTCTGACGCGCGAGCGCTGGCACCCCGGAGCGCGCGAGCGAGTCGAAGAAGCGCTTGAAGTCGCGCTCGTCGCCCTCCATCGCGTCGAGGAAGTCGCGGAGCCCAGTCAGGAACGTCTTGGAGATCATCGCCTTCTGCGTGGCGATCATGGCCGCCTGGAGCACTTCCAGCGCGCCGACCTCGTTGAGTTGACCGAGGATCTCCTGTCCGGAGACCGTGATTCCGAGGATGGTGCCGAACGGCTCCAGGCGGTTGTAGGAGACGTAGGTCTTCGTCAGCGGATTCCACACGGAGTACGGCTGCCAGCCCATGCTGCGCAGCTGCGCCTTCATGCGCGCGTCCTTCGGTCCCTCGCCCGTGACAAGCGTCATGTACGGCGTCGGCTGCTCCGGAGCGATGGGAGCCATCGCGTAGCGCCGGAGGACTTCACCGATCATGAGCCCGCCAGCGAGTTTGCCTGCCGCCAGCGCCCGGCGCTCGCCGCCCACCTTCAGATCCGCCCGGATCGTGTCCGAGAGGAATGCCAGCACGGGCACGCGCTCGCTCGCGTAGTGCACGAGGTTCGTCGGCGTCCGCGTGAACGGCAGGATGGTGCGCCCGAAGATGGGCACGTTCTCCGCGAAGCCGCGGGCCGCGCGCCCCAGGCCGCCGAGCTTGCCGAGGTCGTCGAACTCGCGCGTGAACGTCTGCGTCAGGGCGAAGTCCTGCGCCGAGGCCGCCAGGCCGTACTTGTCGGGCTCGCGCTTGAGGTCGCGCACGCGCTTCCAGAAGGCGCTGCCGGAGAGTCCCTCGGTCGCCGCCTCGCGGTAGGCGAGGGCGTTCAGCTGCATGCGGTAGCCGAAGCCCTTGAACAGCTCGTCTTCCTTCTGCAACGCCTTGCCGGGCGTGCGGATGATTGCCCCGAAGAAATCCACGGCGCCGCCGACCGTCGTCTCAGGGTTGAGCCCGAACGCGCGCGCGGTGATCGCGGGCGTGCGCTCGATCTTCGTCGGGCCGAACTCGCCGAACTCCTTAAGCCCGAGTCGGAGCATGTCCTTGAAGCCCTCGAGGACGCCGTAGACCATCGCCGCGGACTCGCCGAAGTAGACGGAGCGTTGCCCCGCCAGCGCGTCCACGTCGAAGGCCGCCGCAAGGAAGCGCTCGACCGGCGCGTAGGCGGCGACCACGGCATTGCTCAGCGAGTTGGCGACATGGGTCTGCGGGCCGCTCAGGAGCGCGTTGATCCACGCCTCGTAGAGCATGTCCTGGCCGGCGCGGAGCCAGCTGACGCTGGCTTCCATCGCGCGCTTACGCGCGGCGCCCGGAAGCGCGAGCATCCGCGCGGCGTGGGCTTCGATCGTCATGCCCGCCTCGGGCGCGCCCTGGAGCCGCTGCGCCATCGCTTGCAAGTCGGCGGGCGCCATCATGTCGCGCAACTGCTCCAGCCCGATCTTGCGCGCTTCGAGCCCGCGACCGACTTGCGTACCGAGCAGCGCATCCTTCGCCGCCAGATCGGAGGTGATCGTGAAGGCGCCCCAATATTCTGCCTGCGCCGCCTGGTCGCCCTTCATGGCCCGCGTCGCCACGTCCTTGTAGTAGTCGGCCGCCGCGCGATAGTGCCCGGCAACCGCCGTCTGGAGTGTCGCGAGGTCGTACTTCGCCACGTCGAGGCGGAGGGCATCCTCCAGCGGCATCGCGCGCGCCGCCTTCTGGATCGTCTCCGCGTGCGGCACGACGCCCTCGGTCATGCGCGTCGCGTTGAAGTCGCCGATGTTCTGGATGACGGCGGCGAGATTGACGGCCATGCCTTCACGGCGCGACGGGGTGGCGCCTGCCATCGCGCGAGGACCGGCGCGCATCTCGGCCGCGGCCGCACGGACTTCCTGCTCCGCGATCTTCAGATCATCGGCGAGCGTCCTATAGTTCGGGGCGGTCTCGGCGACACCGCGCAGCGCCGCTTTCGCCTGCTTGTACCGTGCCGCCGCCGCCTTGCCGGCTTCGGTCAGCGGGCGCCCGATCAGCGTCTCGATCGGCTGCAGAAACGTCGGCGGTTTCCGTGCCTTGCCAGGCACGATCATGCCGAGCAGCAAGCCGGTCATGCCGCCGATCTTCTGCGCCAGCTCCTCGTCGAGCCCGCTCTTGCGCGCGGTGTCTGCTGCCAGCTCCTCGGAGACGGAGCCCACCGGATCGAGCAGCTTCAGGCGCACTTCCTCGGGCAGCGTCCCGCGCTCAATGGCCTGCTGCACGCCGTCGAGCCCCACCCCCGTCAATGTCCGGAGCACGGTATCGACGGCCTGGCGCACTGGCCCCTCGCGCAAGTCCTCGAGGCCCGTGCCCTCGGTGATGGCCGGCGGCACCGCGCCTTCGGTCGTACGCTGCACGCGCTCGACGGCTTCGAGCTCCTTGCCGCCTTTCGCGGCCTCCTCGAGCCCCTGCTCGCCCTGGATCGGCGTGCCGCCGAGCGCCTCCCACTCCGCGTCGTCGCGTTCGGCCTGGCGCTGCTGCCAGAGGCTCTCGAGGGGGAGATCGTCGCGCAGGCTCTCGAGCCGCACGGGCGGGCGGATCTCGAGCTCAATCTTCTGTTGCGGCGCGTCCCGCGTGTCGTCAGCCATCAGTCACTCGTGGGCGTCTCGGTGGGCTTGCGGAGCCGCTTCCGGCCCTCGGTCTGCGTGCCGCCGGCACCGAAGGTGCGCGTGCCCGGCCCGCCGCCGCGAATGATGTTCTCCTCGTTCTCCATGCGCAGCAGATCCAGGATCAGCCGCCGCTGCTGCTCGTAGACCGTCCGCGGCAGCCGTGGGCGCTCCTGTTCGAGCCGGGCCTTGGCCGCCTCGGCGTTCGGCGCCCCGAACATCAGCATCTTGCGGATCTCCAGCGACTTGAGAATCATGCGCTGCTGGCGCATGGGGGCGACCTTCTCGGCGATCTCGCGCGCGAGGTCCATCGGCGCCTCGCGCCCGCCCGTGACGATGGACCGCGCGCTAAACTCGTCCATCATGATTTTCCAGAGGGCTTTATCGGCCTTGTCCCATTCGTCCATGATCGCCGAGAGGCCCACCTGGGCGCGCATATACTCCTTCGCTTCGCTATGGAAGTTCCGCTGGTCGGATTCCATGGCGTTCCGCTGCTGCTCGATCGTCTGCAGCAGCGCCACGGTATCTTTCGTGTTCAGATCGCCGCGCTGGTTCGCGAGGCGCACCTGGACGGGACTCGGAACCCGCCCCGGCGTGACCGCGTCGAGCTGGAACTCGGCCAGCAGCGCCTGATTCCGCGACGGCCCTTCCTCCGGCGCCTTCGCGATCATCGTGCGGATGCGCGCGGCGTCGTCCCGCTCGATCCAGCGCTGGTCGATCAGGAAGTTCAAGTCCTCCAACGATCCGCGCCCCTCCGCGGCGGCGCGTTCCAAGTCCAGCACCATCGCCTCGCCGACGCGCGTCGCTTCCTTGTCGAGATACTCCTGGTACGTCTTCTCCTGCGCCAGCGCGTCTTTCCGTCGCTGCTCAATACGGCGCTCGGCCTGCTCGGTCAGGGCGTTCCGCTTCTCGGGAGCCAGCCCGAGCCCCGCGTATTCCGCCTGGCGTTCGAGAAAGCTCTCCGGGTCCATCTCCAGGTGCCGGGTCGCCCGCTCGCCGAGGAGCCGGTCGCGGTAGGTGAGGCGCGTGCTGGCTTTCTCCGCCGCGGTGAGGGAGGGGCTCTCGGCGATCACCGCGTAGCCCGCGTCCAGATGCCGGCGGAAGCCCGCCAGATCGTCGATCGCCGTCAGCCCCGCCAGCTGGGCGCGGGCGTCGAGGGTCGAGGTCCGGAGCCCCGCGTCGCGCTCCCGATAGAGCGTGTTCGCCTTCTGGCGCGCGGCGATCCCGAGGTCCGCGCGGAGCGCCGCCAGTCGGCGCGTGACGAGCGCCCGGGCATCGGCGGACTGAAGCCCCTGCATCGTCGTGTCCGCCGTGTCCTGGATCAGCCGGTCGGCCGCGGACTGGTAGCGGTCGGGATCGCGCTCGGCGAGCTCCAGGTCGGCGAGCCCGGTCTTGGCCGCCAGCTCGAACGAGGCGACGGCGTTGGCCGCCTCGCTCTTGGCGAACTCCTGGCGCCGGATCGCCTCGGTGCGGGCCAGCAACTCGCCGACCCGCTGGAGGGCCTGGCCCCCACGCCCGATCGCCTCGAACGCCCCAGCGCCAAAGCCGGTGGCCGGCGCCGCCGCGGGGACGCTCGCCGGGATCTCCGCTTGCGCCAGGACGATCGGGATCTTCATGTCCCGCCCGTCGTCGTGTACGGCGCCTGGGTGGAGGGCGGAGTCTGGGCGCCCCGGTAGATGCCATAGACCGTGCCGGCACCCTGGAGCAGAGACGCCCCGGCCCCGAGCGTGCCCGCCCGGCGCGAGGCCCCGGCCTCGAACCGTCGCAGGCGCTCGGCGCTCTCGAGCCCCGTGGCCTGGACCTCGCCGCCGTACCGGATCCTAGCCTCCTCCAGGGCCGCCTGTTCAGCGCTCTCGAGCTGGACGAGTAAGGAGCTGCCCTCGCTGCCGATCACGCCGCTGGCGCCGATTCTGGCCCGCTGGGAGGCCAGCACGCGACGGTTGCGCTCCCTGGCGTTCTCCGCGGCGACCTGCGCCGCCTGCTGCGCCGCCGTGGCCTGATTGCGTGCCACTTTGGCCTGATAGTCGAGCGCCTTGGCCTGCTGCTGGCCCGACTGATAGGCCGCGTAGGCGCTGACGATGGTCCCGAGGGCGGCGATGGCTCCGGCGATGACGGCCATGACCTACCTCATCACAGGGCCCCGACCCAGATCACACCCGTGGACCCATCCGGGTAGTAGCCCCGGACGGTCTGGCAGGCGTGGTGGCCGGCGGCCTGGAAAATGCGCTGCATCGGGAGGTTGTCCTCCGCCGTGACGCCGCTGAAACTCGTCGCGCCGACGTTGCGGCCGACGTCGAGCCGTGCCTGATGGAGCGCGTGCCCGAGCCGGCGCCCGCGGGACTCGGGCTCCACGACGACGTCCTGCCCGTGAAGCACGAGGGCGCCGGTGAGCATGCCCAGCGAGAAGCTGGTGAAGCCGGCGATGCGCCCCTTCTGTTCCACGAGCAACGTCGGGTAAGCGTAGAACCACTCCGCCGGGCGGTCGGGCCAGCCCGGATGCCCCTGGGCATAGAGGCGCCGCACGGCGTCCTCATCCTCCGGGCGCATCCAGGTCACGGCCGCCATCGGGTCCACCATGTGACGCCGTCCTGCGTCGCGAACGGCAGGAACCCCAGCCCGAGCGCCAGGCGCCCCAACGCGGGGGCATCGGGCAGACGCTCGTCGTCCTCCGGCAGCATGAAGGTCACGCGCTGATGGCCGGCGCGCCACGCCTCGGCCAGCCCCGCCTGGAGCATCGCCCGCAGCGTCGTCGGGGCGGCGCCAGGGCAGACGATGACGTGCTCGACCACGAAGGCGTCGCCGTTGACGTAGCCCGTGAGCACGCCGCGCGTGCGCCCGTCCGGGGCATAGGTGAAGATCGTGCGCCCGGAGACGACGAAGCCGGCAGCCGGCGTTGTCATGCGCCCCCCAGGTCCAGCACGCCCGAGATCAGGAGGATCGTGCTCGGCAGGGGCTTCGACTGCTGGAGCGTCAGGATGCCGCAGTCCCAGCCGAGATGCGTCAGGCGCAGCTCGCCCGTGTACGGCGTCGTCCAGTTCGTCGTGTTGAATGGCAGCACGTCATAGGTCGCCGTATCCACGTCCGTGCGCGCCTCCAGGCCGATGGTCCGCAGGACCCGGACGACGACCTCCGCCCAGCGCATCTTCTTCGTCTGCGAGGTCTCTCCGCCGATCGCGACCTCTGGGCGGAGCGTCTGGACGAGCGAGGTGTAGGGCAGGCCGACCTCGACGCGCCGCGCGGCGGGCGAGACGGTGACGTTGCCGTCTGCCACGACCTGCGTGCCCTGGTCGAGCCCATCCCCGATGACGTGCACGGTCGCGCCGTCCAGGTGGCTCAGCCCGATCATGACGTTGCAGGTGAGCCCCACGCCGTTGTCGCAGGTCAGCGCCGCGTCCGTGTGGAGCTGACTGTAATAGAAGGCGCAGTCATCAAAATACTCGATGAAGCGCTTGGTGCTCCCGCCGATCGTGCGGACCGTCGTGACCCAGACCTGATCGCGGTCGCCGTCCGGGTGCGGAATCACGGCGACGCTCTCGAACTGGCCGCAGGTCGTGTGCCGGCTCCACGCCACGACGTTCTCCTCGCGGCGGTAGGAGCAGCAGAGCAGCACCCCGTCGCTCCGGAGCGCCCAGAGCCTCGACTGGGGCTCGCGCTGGTACGCGAGATCGATGATCGTCGCATCCTCGGTCAGATGGTGCGCGAGCAACAGGAGGTCGGGCGCCGTGAAGATGTCGCTGACGCTGTCCTCGCGCACGGTGAATTCCCGGAGCTGGCGCCCACCACGCGAGACGAAGAGCGTCTGGTCGGCGACGCGAACCGGGGTCACGCCGCGCGTGCCGTGCGTCGTCTCGCTGCCGACCTGGATGTTCGTGGGCGTGATCGGGTCGCCCGTGCCGCCGCCCCGCGCGACGTACTCCCCGCCGACCGTGAAGACCTGGAGCTGGCGCGCGCCGATCAGGGATCGGATCGTGTTAATGGACTTCGAGTTGATCGGGAACACGACCGCGTCATCATCGAGCGTGCCGAGACCGAAGTTCTCGTAGTCGCCGGTCTTGCTGCCGCAGATCCGGTGGCCCGCTGGCAGGTAGAGGCGGTCCTCGAAGAAGTCGCCGCACTCGGGATACTCCGCCGTCAGGCCCCAGAGGCCCTCCTCGAGCGTCCAGGCGCCGGCCTCGGCGGCGGTGGCGGCGCTCGCGGTGCCCCGGATGGTCGCGCCGGCCACGGTGGTCGAGAGCACGCAGGTGATCTCGTACTGGCCGCCATTGATGACCGCATACTTGCCGCAGTCCGTATCGGAGAGCACCGACGTGCCGCGCCAGCCGGCCAGGGCCAGGGTCAGCGTCGTCGCCTTGCCCACGGGGTCTTTCGCCGCCGGCGTGACCGTGGTCCGCGGCGAGCCCGTGATCTTCCAGGAGCCGCTACAGGTCGCGGTGAGGGAGAGGAACGCGTCGCAGATCACACCGGTCACCTGCGTCCCGCTCGTGTACGTCAGGATGCCCAGGCGCGCGCCCGCATTGTCGCCCGCGACCACGACGATCTCGCGGTCTTCGTCCGCCGGGTAAAAGGAGGGCTCCGCGTTCGACGTGACGGTGACCGTGCCGCTCACCGCCGACACGCTGAGATGTCCCGGCGGGCGGTCGCCGTACTCGACGGTCGGCGGGGGCGTGAACGTCACCGTCTTGTAGCGCCAGCACGTGTCGCTGTAGCGCTCGAAGCGCCGCGTCGCCTGGTTGCAGGACAGCGCGTAGAGCACGTCGGCGGACTGGACGAAGTCGAGGTCGTAGAGGTCGGCCGCCGCGTGGACCGTCGTGACCTCGACCGGGTTGCCGCTCGACTCGATCCGCGCGTTCTGGTGGTAGAAGCGCGTGTAGAGGTCACCGAGCTCCAGGATGTACGCCTGACTCCTGGAGAACTCGAAGGGGCGCACCACGGTGCGCTGCGTCGCGTCCTTCACCTGCGCGACGAAGCGGAGGCCCGGCCGGCGCGTCACGCCGCCTTGCGGGAGGTTGTGGTAGTTCAGGATCTGCTGGGCGCCCTGGGCGTACTTCGCCAGGTCGGGGCGCGTGTAGATCGTCTCGGCGACCTCGCCAGTACCGAAGCCGAAGATGACCGGGATCGGGCGGGGCATTGTCAGCGCACGCGCGTCAGCGTGCGGCTCAGCAGGCGCTTGAGCGCCCGCCCTTCCTGCCCATCGCGGCTCTTCGCGGCCTTCCATTTGTCCGCTACCTGCTTGGCGAGCACCTCGGCGAGCGCCGCGTTCCGCGTCAGCGGGTAGGCCGCGCGAAACGCCAGCTCGTAGGTGAAGGCGTCCGTGAAGAGCGGATCCCACTTTGTCACGTCGTCCGCCCGCCCGATGTAGAGGATCGCGGGCGAGCACCCGTCGGTCACGAGCACCTTGTACGACGTGCCTGCGTCGCAGCCGTACTCGATGCGCCACGCCTCCTCTTCGCCGAGGTTGGCCTCGAGCACCATCAGCGCGAGCGGCGCGCACGTGCCATCGGGAAGCGTGAACTGGTACGTGTACTCCCAGACGGGCTTGCAGGTCAACTCCGTCATGCCGCACCCGGGGCCGGCGCGCATCGAGGCGAAATTCCAGTTGTGCCCGCGCAGCACCTCGTCCAGCGTCGGCGTGTAGAGCGCGTTCATGAGTTGCGCGGAGGGTTTGTTCTGCGTCAGGCTCGTGATCGTCTGGTCCCCGATCAGCAAGAGCGCGTTGTTGACGATGTCGAGCGAGGTCGCCGGCATGCCGCCGATGCCGCCCACGATCGTCCAGTAGAGCGCGCACCCGCCCGTGGGCACCGGGACTTGCAGGTCCACGCGGAACGAGGCGGCCGCCATCGCGGACGGATACGCCTCGGAGGGCCACCCCGCCGTCGCGAGCACCTGGTAGGGCGGCGACGGGAACCGGCCCGAGACCGTGACGACGCACGTATTGGCCGCGAGCTCCTGGCTGCCGATCGTGAGCGCCATCAGGCGTTTTTCCCGCGGCTGTCGATCCACCCGGTGGTCGCAATGCGCAAGCGATGCGTCGCGCCCGAGGCGCTGATCCGCGAGCGGATCTGGGCGCTCGTGTCTGCGCGCACGAGGATCTGGCCGGGATTCGGCGACACGGTCGTGCCGCCGCCTGCGGTCTGACCGAGCGGGCCAGCGCTGACGGACGCCGCCTCGTCGGTGACGGCGAGATCGCTCAGATACACGACGGGCGTCCCCCCGGCGGACGTGTCGTCGTAGGCCAGTGCGTTGACGAGCGCGAGGACGCTCACGCCGGTCGGTACGCTCAGGGTGCGCGTCACCGCCGCCGTGCCGGGATTCGAGACGTTGATGTCGAGCGGCGGGTCAGACCACTGGAACAGGTCGCCGTCCTGCACGAACGCGAGGATGTTCGCCGACCCATCCGTCCGCACGGAGCCGATCCGGCGGTACTGGTCATAGCTCGCCGGGATGTTCGCCGCCGTCACCGAGGTATCGAAGCCGGCATCCACCACGCCGGTGTCGCTGCGCCGGATCAGGAACACGTGATACCACGTGCTGGTGCCGACGGCGCCCGAGAAGAGCCCGCCCTGATTCGTGCCCACCGCCCACGCCGCATCGATCTGCTTGGTGAGCGCCGCCGTGAGATTCAGGAGCACGCGACTCGTGATCGTCGCGTGGTAGCTCGCGGCGGCGCCGACGGCAATCGTAATGTCGTGGTCGGTATCCACGGCGTGCGAGAGTCCGAGCCCCGTCAGCTCGCTGAGCCAGGTCGCCACCGCGGCGGTCTGAAATGAGGGATACGCGCCCGCCCCGTTGGAGGTGAGCACCTGCGCGGCCGTGCCCGCGCCATCAGGCACCGCGATGAACGTGTTCCCGTCGCTCACCGGCACGAGGTATTGCGTGAGACACGAGTGCCGCCACGCCGAGCCGTCCCAGCACTTCAGGACGCGATCCGTCGCGTCGAACACCCAGGTGTAGCCAGTCACACAGTCCGTGACGGCCCCGGGGTCGTCACGAACGAAGAGCCCGCGCATCGGGCCTCCGTGGCGAGGACGCGGCCCGTGAGGACCGCGCCCTCGCCGTCAGGGGTTACGGCTCGC